GATATCACTCTCACTTACACCAAGCCTAATAAGCCCGGTGCATACCCACAGACAAGCCTAAAGATGCGTCGAAACACATCCACCTTGCTTAGTGATGCAGAAGCGATCCCCGCCCTCCTTGATCGTATGCCTGACTTTGACGGTCTATTCGAACGTCTAAGCACTCAGCAAGTCGATGCCATCTTGGATGAGCAACTTTCTGGTGATAAATCAGCAGAAGGTCGTTCGTCTGAAACAGCCAAGTACGGTCCTGCCAACGGTAAGAGCAGTGTAGACCGCGCATTTGATGAACTAATGAGTGGCTAAAGTAACTAGGTATGTCTGAGACCGATGGCAGAGCGGGATCGAAATACTCTGCCACATTTTAGTAACGAAAGGAGAAACTATGCTAGAATCATTGAAGTCATTATGGGCTCGCTGGAGAGTCCAGGTAAGTTTTGCTGGTGGCGTACTTATTGTTGCAACCGCATTCGGAACTTGTATGTACAACCCACAAGAGGTTTCTGAAGTACTTGATACCGGTGAAGCCCCTCTAGAAGAGGGTTCAGATGTTACCGACGAAGCTACCACTGGTGATTAACTAAGAGAAATAGCCGCTAGCAGACCGGTGAAAAGTCTGCCGCTTTTATTTTAATAAGGAGGGCGCGTGCCCAAAAAGAAAGTAACTAAAACTAAACCCGGCAGAGTATCTATGCAAGATCTTATGTCTCTTGTAAATAAGAAAGCCGGCAGAAATGTCGCCCACGATTTGACGGGCGACAACCCAACTTCAGTTAAAGAGTGGATCCCAACTGGTTCAAGATGGCTCGACTCTATCATTTGCAAGGGTAAGGTCGCAGGAATCCCCGTAGGTAAGGTAACTGAGATTGCTGGTCTTGAGGCAACTGGTAAATCGTATATGGCTGCGCAGATTGCAGCAAACGCTCAGAAACAGGGCAAACTCGTTGTTTACTTCGATTCCGAGTCTGCCATTGACCCAAGCTTCTTGGAGCGCTCAGGATGCGATCTAGAGCGTTTAATGTACGTCCAGGCATCATCTGTTGAGTTTGTTCTTGAGACCATTGAAGAATTGCTCGGTGCAGCTTCGGATCAGCTGGTGTTTATCTGGGACTCGCTAGCCTTTACGCCATCTATTTCAGATGTTGAGGGAGACTTTAATCCTCAGTCCTCGATGGCAGTCAAGGCGCGCATTTTGGCCAAGGGAATGTCAAAGCTGACTATTCCATTGGCAGACAAGCAGGCTACGTTTATTGTTTTAAACCAGCTAAAGACCAATATCCCACAAGGCCCAACGGCGAGAATTATAGCGATGACCACTCCTTATATTACGCCCGGCGGCAAAGCCATGCACTATGCTTACTCGCTACGCATTTGGTTGACCGGTCGCAAGGCAAAGTCGTCATTTATCGAAGATGATAGGGGCTTCCGCATCGGTTCTGAGGTGAAGGTTAAGCTTGAAAAGTCTCGCTTTGGAACTCAGGGACGCTCATGTGCCTTCCGTATTCTATGGGGTACCGATGAGATCGGAATTAGAGATGAGGAAAGCTGGTTTGATGCAATCAAGAGTTCAGATTGTTTAACTTCTGCTGGGGCGTGGTATACGCTCTCTACGCCTGATGGATATGTCAAGAAGTTCCAGCCATCTAAGTGGACAGACTTAATTACAAATGATAATGAATTTAGAAGTAGAGTCATTCGCCTAATGGACGAGGAAATTGTCCAGAAGTTTGATAAGCGTGAAGGAAGTGCTGACGCATTTTACGCGGATCCAGAAGACTTGACGGTTCCTGTGAAAGAATAATCTTCATTAAAAAGTAGTTGACTTGGCCCTCCAGATTGGTTATAATAAGATATAATCATGAAGGAGGGCTCTTGTCTTTATTTTGTAAAGAGTACAAGTACAAATGTGGCGGTGTCGTGAAGACTCACAAATACAGCGGCCGTGTTAAGAGGTTTATTGACTTAGCGGCTAAAGTTGCGCAACAGTCAGACTCACCCGATTACCGTCATGGCGCCGTTTTGACCCGAGGCTCTAATGCTGTCAATGTTTCTTTCAACAAAAATTCGTTTTGTTCTTTTGGTCAGCGCTTTCGGGATCCTAACCAGGGAAACCCGACCCTACATGCAGAACTCGGTGTGATCCTTGGAATGGAGCGAAAGATTACTGAGGGAGCAACTGTGTATGTTGCGAGAGTAGGAAAAAACGGAGATTATCGCTTGTCAAAGCCGTGCCACATGTGTTATGCTGCTATGAAGCACGTCGGCATCAAGCGTGTAGTCTATACAATTAATAACCAAGTAGCAGGGAGCTATAAGCTATGAGAAACTATGGATATGCATGCATCAACAAGGGCTTTTCTGATCGACCTAAGTCGAAGCGAATTACAACCAACAGGAGTATGATCAAGCGTACCTTTAAAGATAAGGGTATCAGCTATGCGTCTGAACTGGCACTCATGAATGTGCGAGACCTGCATAAAATTCTAGAATGGAATCTTGAAAACAACATCTACTTTTATCGCCTGTCATCTGATATCATCCCATGGGCTTCTGAATACGAGATGGAGCAGTTGCCAGACTATGAAGAAATCTACAAGACATGTCAAGAGGTTGGCGAATTTGCCCGAAAGCACAATATGCGCCTGACTTCCCACCCTGGACCGTTCAACAAGCTGGCGTCCCCCAAGGAGCGAGTCTTTCAGCTTACCTACAAGGATCTAAAGGTTCATGGTGATTTGTTTGATATGATTGGCTTGCCTCGCACGCCGTATGCAAAGCTAAATATTCATGTCGGCGCCGCCTACGGGGATAAGCCATTTGCGCTTGATAACTTCTGCCGCAACTTTGAGCGATTGCCAGAAAATGTGCGCTCAAGGTTGACCGTGGAAAACGACGACAAGCCATCGCTATATTCCACCAAGGAACTGTACGAAGGGGTATACAAGCGTATTGGTATTCCGATTGTGTTTGACTACCATCACCACATGCTGCATCCGGGCGGGCAGACGGAGCAGGAAGCGCTTGAGTTGGCTCTATCAACATGGCCACAAGATATTGTCCCTGTGGTGCATTATGCCGAATCGCGTTCCGAAGAATACAACAATCCGAAGATCAAGCCGCAAGCACACTCTGATTATGTTGTGCGAGATTTCAATGACTATGGACACCGTATTGATGTGATGATCGAAGCGAAGCACAAAGAGCTTGCACTTTTGCGGTATCGTGATATAATGAACAATAACAAAGGAGAAAAAGCAGCATGAAACGTGTACTTATTATTGACGCCCTAAACGCTTATTTGAGGGCTTATATTGTAGACCCAAGCCTATCAACGAACGGCCAGCCAATTGGCGGGCTGAAGGGGTTTATTAAAATTCTACAGAAGCTTGTGAGGCAAACGAAGCCCGATGCCGTAGTGGTCTGCTGGGATGGGCCTAATGGTTCAAAAAAGCGCAAGACTATGGACAAAAACTACAAGGAGGGTCGCAAGCCGATTCGGCTAAACCGAGCATTCCATAATCTTACTGATGATGAAGAATTGCACAACAAGATCTGGCAGCAAGGCCGCGTTGTAGAATATCTCAACAACATGCCGATTATTCAGACGATGCTGCCTGAGATCGAAGCAGATGATGTCATCGCCCATGTGTGTTCTCTTGACTATTTTTCAGATTGGCAAAAGATTATTGTGTCCAATGACAAGGACTTTATGCAGGTTTGCGATGAGACGACTGTGCTTTGGAGGCCGGTAAAGGATGAGATTCTAAATTCTAAAAGAATCGTAGAACAGACTGGTGTGCATCCGACGAATATGGCGCTGGCACGGGCTATCATCGGAGACGCTTCAGATAATCTTCCCGGTGTTCGTGGCGCTGGCTTCAAGACCGTTGCTAACCGTTTGGGCTTCCTGTCGGAGAACAAGACATACACAATTGATGATGTTATCGAGCATTGTGCTGAGAAGAGCATCACAAGCAAGTTAAAGTTTTATCACAACGTTGTGGACAGCAAGAACACTATCGAGCACAACTATAAAATGATGCAGCTTTACGCACCGCAGATGTCGGTTCAGTCCAAGATCTTCGTTCAAGAATCGATTGAGAATTTTGAATGTGAATTTAACAAGACCGAGATCATTAAGATGATGCGCGAGGATGGATTTGGTGAGCTTAACTGGGATGATCTAAGGTCACACTTAAACAAGATTTCTATTAATTGTCTTGACAATACAACAGAAT